CCCGGATGGGTAAATTGACCAAAAAAGAAAGGCCGGGAAAACCGGCCTAAACTCTTGAAAGATATGGTGGGCCGTGCTGGATTCGAACCAGCGACCACTGCATTAAAAGTGATCGGCTCCCATATAAGTTATTGATTATTATTAATCTGTAGCTGCGGCTTTGGGTTGCAAACGCTTATCCGCGTATATCCTCGCGCATCGGATTTACCCAGAAATTACCCAGGGGGAATCCTTCGGGCGTCAGATGCGGCGGCTTCAATTCCCGCCGCATCCACCATATAAATCAATTACCTAACCATGCCCAGGCACGCAGCAGTCACGTCACGTCCCCGCCGGATAGCCCGGATGGACCGGGAGATCGGTCGGAATAATCTCCGGCTGCGGCTGCGAGAGGATTGCCCGAAGTGCCTTTCGATAATCGCTGAACGCCACCACATCAGGCGCGCTGATGATCGTCGCGCCGGTTGCTACGGCCTCGGCGATGCGTTCCATGGTGACGCTGGTTTTCTGTAATGCCTCACGCACTTGCTGTTGATATGCGGCCCATAGATGCGCGTCATCGGCTACCCATTCCGTCCCCTCGCGCCGCCATTCTCCAGGCGCAAGATCAAAGTCGTCGGGCACATCAATGATGATGTCGTCGGGTTCATTCGCCACCATAAAGCCGTGGCATTTCAGCCGGCGCGTAACCGGATCAATAAAGGCTTTTCTCACATCAACCCCCATTCGGCACGGTGTAACCGATCACATCAATTGTTATGGCCGGCGCGGAACCGTCTGTAATCAACCAGGCGTAATAAAACTGTTGGCTTACGTTCGGGATCAAGATGTTTGCAGCCCCCAAGCCCTGTTGCGCCGTCGCTCCTAAGCCGGTCAGTTTATACGCGTACTGAATAAGACTCACTGCGGTTACGGTTCGCAGGTTGAGCGTTGCCGTAATGTTGCCGCTACCGTTCGATGTCATCTGTATGGATCGAAGCTGCAAAATCACATCCAGCGCATTGGGGGGCACCAGCGCCGATAGACTAACGGTTGTTTCAGAGATTCCGGTCCCTCCGACTACGGCGGCGTGCTGCGCATCGTAATAAACCTTACTTCCCTTGATCCTGGCCGCTTCCAGAGCGCCGCCAGAGTTGAGATAAACCGCGCCCGCATAGGCCCAATGCGTGTAGCCGACCGGCAAGGTTGGCCCGGTCGGTGGAGCCGTGGCGCTAGATAGAGTAGCAAGCGTCGCGCCATTCCAAATCCAGTAAAAATGCACCCACGAACCCGCCGAGAACGCGCCCACCTGATCGCGTCCGTGGGCGGTCGGGCCGGCCGTGCTGATGTTGTTGGTAATCGCTGCGCCCGGCGCATAAACGGCGTGTGTCATTCCGCTGCTATCCGCCAACACGATCACATCGGCATCGAGATCGAATTGCGTATTCGGCGTACCGGCGTTGTTTTTGCAGTCGGCCCCGATCACGCGATAGCCCGTTACCGCTTTTGCTGGCGTCCAAATATTGTTGGTCGGGTCGATGTATCCCGTTTCAACCCAGTCCGTGCCGTCGTACAGTTTAATCACCCATGGCGAGGTGCTGTCATCGATCCACTGCATGCCCGCCACTTTATAGGATGGCTCCGAGCCACCCTTATGGGCACTGTGCAGCGCATCGCGCCAGCTATTGAGGTCGGTTGCCAGCCCTGATCCTGATTTTGTGGCCGCATCGATCGTGCCGAAATCGTATTGAGACAAGTTAGTACCTCCTAATGGACGTAGCCGTAGCCTTTGGCCTTCCAGTCATACGTTCTGGAAATGCCGGTGCCAGCTGCGTTGAAGAAACGAATGGTGAAGCCTGTACGGGATTTGCCGGTGATCGTGTAGTAATCGCCGGTCGCCATGTTTTGCGCCGTGATTCCGACCGATGGCGCGCCCTTGAAGGCCGGTGAATACGTGATCGTGTCGCCGGCCGCGTTCGAAACGATGTCGTGCCCTTCGGCTACCCGGTCCGGCATGTCGACGGAGACCGAGAGCGTCGTGATGCGTGGCGTGATGCCGTTTTCGAGACTGGTCAACACCGCGCGCCACTGAAACGCGCGCGCGGTATAGTCGCCGATCACGAAGGGTTTCCAGGCGCTCCAGGTGGGCGAGCCGACTGGATCGTCGTTCGTGGTCCGAACCTGCAGCTCGGCGCTCCACTGCGACGGATCGGAGCGGTCCAGCGCTTCGACCGCCGCCAACGTCGACCAGGCGGCGATGACGTTGTTGGTGTCCTTGCCTTCGGCGGCAAAATTGGCCGTCAGGCGCGAGGTATAAACTTGCGTGAGATCCGTTGACCCAGCGAACGTATAGGTTCCGGTTTCGGTGATGCCTTGCGCCAACCTCGGCACGCTGGCGAGCGTCGTCCAGAGGCTCATTTTGCTGCCGTCGTCCAGTTCCAGACCGCTCGACACGACCCCGACGCCGGATTTCGCGCCGGCAAATCCGGTCGATTCTGTCACCGTGTCCACCACGTTCAGTCCCTCAACGGCGGCGATGTTGGACACGATCGACACGGTATCGGCGGATTCGTAGCCGAGGAAATCGACGGCCTTGATGAGGTAGGTCCCGACCATGGCCGGCACGACGGCGGACGTGGCCGGTGCCGCCACATTGGGGACGAGATCGACCGAACTGCCCCAGGTGACGCCGGAGGTTTGTGGAGCGAATTTAATCCGGTAATGCGAAACATCGACATCCGGAATCGGGTTCCACGAAAGATGCGCCGCGGCACCGACGACATTGACCGCGAACCCGGTGACGTTCGACGGAATGATCTGAGGGCCTACGGCATAAACCGACTTTTGCGCGCTGATGGCAGACCATTTACCGTACACAGTGCGCACCAGCATCCGGACGTAGACGGTGGTCTGCAACGTGATTCCATCGAGGATGGCAAACGCGGCATCGACGGGTGCGCGGACCCGCTTTTTCTGCGTCGGGATCGCCCAATATTCAATTTCGACCGTATCGTAGGGCACCACGAATGGCCGAACACTCCAGGAGACCCGGATGCCAGGCGTGAACGAGCCATCGGCCTGTCTTACGAGCGTCGTTCTGTCCGAATGCAGTACCGTGATCGACGGCGCGGGCGGCGTGCGCTGGTTATAGGGCAGCGTAATGACCGGATTGAAGTCGGGGATCGCCTCGGTATCAAGATCCTGAATCCCGACCGCAGCCGGCACCAGCGTCAACGTGGCCGAAAAATCTCCCTGATACTCGATGTGCGTGACCTTGACCAGGATCGATTCGGTATCGAGTTCGCCGAAGGCGTAGAGATCGCCGGTATTGAGCCCGGATACCGGCGCGGCGAACGTCGCCTCGGTCTGCGCCCCTTCGACGGTGACGATCTGCTGCAATGCGTGCGTACCGTCCTGCTTTCGGATGCGGAGGCCGTAATTGGTCCCCGCTACCATCTCCAGAGGCTCGTCCACGACAACGCCCGTCCCGCCGCCGACAACCGTTTTGATCCGCCCCCAGGAGATCCCGACTAAGAGCGTGTCATACGCCAGCCGCGCGACATCGCCCCGCTGCAGGACGAGATTTTCGATGTCCATATCGACGGTGTAGGTCTCGGGCCGCAGCCGCATCGCCGCGAGAAAATAGCGCCCTTCCCGGAAGGCCTGATCCGCGCTGGTCACGCCTTGGGTTTCGAGGATTTCGTACCGGGTCGCGTTGCCCTCGTTGTAGCCGTCGTCATAGACCACCCGCTCCGCCTGCTGCCAGGTGGTCGGGTCGACATACCGCACCCGGAGCGCGTGCGGGACGAGCTGGTAGCGTTTTTCGAGCCTGAGGCTTTTCGAGTTCCGGGGGCTGATCAGCTGGACCGGCGTGGTTTCGTTGTCGCGGATCACCGAAAATACGCCGTCCTGAATCGTCCAGCTCGCACGCCCACACGTCGCAATCGCCTTCAGCCGATCGAGGACCGTTTCCTGCTCGACGTGATACCAGTTATAGGCAATGCCATTGGCATCGCACCACTGCGCCCACGCGAGCAGCTTGGCAGCGTTGATCTGGCTGTCGGAGATGGGGTTATGCAGCTGCGGGCCGCGCAACACGTCGGTATAGGCCCACGCGGGGTTGGCCGTCGTCTGATAGCTCCAGGTCGCGCCGTCATAGACCGGCAACACCGATTTCGCGAGAATCGAAACAGGATCGATCTGCCCGTTGAGCTGGCCAGATGATTTGATCCGGAGCGCCATCATGACCGTGTTGGCCGGCACCCAGGCAGAGACCGGCCGGATCGACCTGAGGGCGGTCCAGATGGCGTCCGACAACAGCACCTCCTGATCCTGGACGTATGTGCGGACCCGTGTCAGCCGGATATCCCAGCGCCCCGCGTAGGGCAATGGAAACGGCAGCGAATAGCGCACCGGATCTTGCGAGATCGCGGCATGGAGCCAGTTGTCCGCGACGACCGTCCAGCTGTTGAGCCCTGCGGGCGAGTATTCGATTTTCCACTCGACGCGGACCTCGCGCTTTTGGCCCTTCTTGTTGCCGCCGATCAGGCTGGGGTAGGCGATATCAATGGACGCCGACGTCGCGCCGTCATCCGTCGTCCGGATCGCCGAGAGATTGTCGGCGAACCAGCCGCCCTCGCCGTCCGGCTGATCGTGCTTGAAATCGATCGAGAGAACTTGTTCGGCGATGTCGTTGGTATAAAGCGTGATCTGATTGATCGTGCCGATTTCCCACTGCACGCCCTCGTACTCGGTGATGGCGGTTTCGCCAATCCGGATTGTGCCGGCCGGCAACACGTTGTATTCGGTGATCTTGGAATAGCCTTGCCCAACGATCCAGCCGCCGATATTCAGGGGGCCATACCCGAGGCACAGGAGCAGCCGCATATACTGGTCGTTGCCGACCGACTCGGTGTAGGCCATCGCCCCCATCGGCGGGGTGATGCGGCATTCGCCGTAGAGTTTTGGGAAAACCTCGTAGCGGGCCACGGCATTGCTGCCGCCGGTCAGCGCCGCATAGCGTGATCCTTGACCGAATCCGCTTCCAGTCTTTGGCGTCTGCGGGCGAATCATCGCCGACATCAGCGTCATGCCGATCGCCAAGCCGGCCTTGACGATACCGCCAACCGTAATCGAGACGCCGCCGATGGTGCCGACGACCGTCCCCATGGCCCCCGCGATTGCGCCCGCGGCAGCCGCAATGGCCGAAGCCGCCGCCGAAGCCGCCGCCGCGATGGCTTGCGCAACGGCGATGGCGATGACCTTGACCGGCCCCTCCGGGACCAGAACCGCCGTAATAACCGAGCCGTCTTTCGGGTAGGTTTCAGCCCATCGATCGGGCGCCACCGGTTCGCCGTCGACCGTTACCTGCACATTGTCGTACACGCCACCGAGGATGTCGGCGACGCTTTGCCCCTCTGCGAATTCATCGCAGATATACGTCTCGGTATCGAACGGGTTGGCTTGGGCGACGACTCGGATCATTTATTTCGGGCAATAAAAAACCCGCCGAAGCGGGTTTTCATGATATTTGGTATTGGTTACTTTAAAATTGATTCGTTGTCGTTTTCATTTCCAGCGTTGAAACCGACATCTTCTTTTCGTCCATCGTCGATGTATCTACCCAGTCCGCCCTGATCTCATTGATCCGAATACCGAACTCGGCTGCAATGTAATTCAACGCATCAGCTATTACGCCGTGCACAGTTTGCTCTACGGTAATCTTCACATCTAAATCTGGTTTAGCCATTATTGCCTCGAATTAATCACTCGCTCACTGAAAGCGCCTTGCGCATAGAATTCCGAATACAGATGGTCGGCTATGTCATCAAATGCATTCTTGTTGCCAATCCACGAGAACGGCAAGGCTGGTAAAAGCAGAATCTGCATGACCGACGTTACGCCGTTCTTGGCCTTGGCTTGATATTTCTGGCCCGTCCGGTTATCGATCAGTTCGGCATTGAGGTCGAACGTCAGGGTGGTCGTCGATGGCAATAGCATGAACGTCAAGCCACTGAAGACCGCGCCAGCAATCGAACTATCTTCGTTGCGAGATCCGGACAGAATAAACGTATAGTCGGGTTTCGATTTAAGATCTCCCGGTGGGCCATAATCGGAAATAATATCCTTATCTTTCCATCGGTTCATGATCAGCTTTGTGACCTGATTCCCTACCGTATTGCCTGAAAATACACCCCTGTTAGCGCCTTCGCCGTTAAGTTTTTGAACAAGCTCCCCCATTTTGGTCTCGACGATGACGGCTTTTTGAGGCGCATGGATCGAGTCCACCTTTCGGAGCATGCTCTCATTCAGAGTGACGCAACCGGACAACAAAACCACCATCGCAAGTAACGTTAATCGCATCCTATCCTCCTTTTTTTGGGGGAGATTATAGGGCCGGAACGTAGTACCCCTGCAACAGATTTCGCCACGGCGCGACTTTTTCGAGACAGGCCATCTTGCCGGCCTCGACATGGAGCATGCGTTCAGCATCCACCAGCACGCCCACGTGGAGCCTGCCCGAGTGGAACCGAAACAAGGGAATCGCGAATGCGGACGGCGTTTCGTTCTTGCGCCATGCGTGCTGGACGGCTTCCCAATTCCCCGAGAGGCCGGCACCATCTTTGACCGAGGCGTAAACGTCCGTGTAGGACGGCAGCTCGATACCCAGCTCGCGCCGATAGACCAGCCGCGCCAGGCCCCAACAGTCGCAGCCCGATTCATCCCGGCCATGATCGGCGAACGGGATGCCGATGTAATCGGCCCACCAACTCATGCGAAAAGTCCCGGCGCCAAGGACGGCACGAACCGATCATGCACCGCCGCCTCGTTGAGCCAATCGGCCTCGTAACCGAGCGTCCCTTCGACAACCAGAGCATCGGCTTGGACCGAGAGCAGCGACAAGGCATTCGGGCCATACTCCCGGGTCACGACCCCGCTACTGTCCACCCGGAACACTTCGAGCGTCACGGTCGGGCTGCTATCGGTCGAGCGCACCGCCTGAACGATGTCCCGGCTCACGTTGTCGATCTTGATCTTCGCTTGCGAGACCGATTCCTCGGTATCCGCCGCGAGATAGAGCTCGAACGGACACGCGAGATAGGTGTTGCCGCCATAGACGAGGTTCTGCGTGTTGGCGGCAAACCGGAGCGTGGCTGGCAAATCGGCATGGGTGACGGTGACGGCGGGAATCCACGCGCATGCGGTTTCTTGCGCGAACAAGGATTGCAGCCCTGCGGCCGAGATGGTGCGACTCACGGCAGAATCTCCAGCTTGGCCGAAACGAGATATTTGTGGTCATTATCTCCCCCATCCGCCAACTCGGTCGTGTACGGTTCAACGAACCGCGCCGTCACCGTGGTTTTTTTGCGCGGATGCGTGAAGTCGAACGACAAAGAACCGCCTACAAGCGTTGTATCAAAGAAGGTCTCAAGCGTTGAGACCTGCGTTTCGCTCATGTACCACGCGCACTGCACATCGGTGATGACCCCGGTGTATCGGCGCCGCATTTTGGGCGCGCCGACGTCCATCTCGGTTCGAACCGCCTGAGGACGCGGCTTTTCTTGATAGCCTCGACGCAATGGCATTTGTGGCAATGAAGCGGGCCAGGTCGCCATTAGCGGTTCACTCCCGGCCGTCGAACGCCCCAGGCCGTATGTGCGGTTCGATCAAGCTTGCCGCTCGCGATCAGGCCCTTCATTTTTTCGAGCACCATGATTTCGAGCTGCACCTCGCCGTTCGGTCCGGTGCGTTCTTGCGCGGTGACATCGGTGTTCGGCGCGTTGTTGTTGATGACGACATTTAAGCCGCCATTACCGCCGCCCACGGACGCCCCGCGCGGCAAGACCACCTCGCCTTTTTGCAGAATGGCCGGCACTTCATCGGGCCGAAGTCCCGCGATACCGCCTGAGTGATAGCGGGGAGCACCAGCAAAAGCAAGCGCCGGGACGGATCTCGAAAACGTTGGAGCGCCGCCGACAACACCGCCATTGTGGAAAAATCCGCTGAAGATTGAGCCGATGGCGCCTAAGAATCCGCCGCCAGCCCCATTGCCTTTAAATATCCCGGACAACCCATCGAACAGCGGCGTAGTGACGAATTCACGAAGCGCCATCCGTTGGAGATCCTGAAACACCCCGAACATTACTTCGCCAAAATCTTTCCCGGAGATGGCCGCATCCTCGAAGGCGGATTGAAACGTAAGCCCGAGATCACGACCCGCGTCCGAAAGCTTTTCGGCATTCTCAATCATCTTCGGATTGATCACTTCTTCATCGAGCCGCTTCTGTTCAAGCTCTTCGAACACGGACGTAAGCTCACTCGCGTCAACCTTGGTCTGTTCGAGCAAGCCATTCACGCCGCCGATGCCGTCGCGAAACTGGCCGATCTTGTCGTACCATTCCTCGAAAACGGAGGTGATTTCGATGCTGGTCTTCTTGGTCTTTTCGAGATGCTTCGGAACTTCCGCCGAGACTTTGACGGTCGGAAGTTGAGTAACGCCCTCAACCGGCTTCACCAGTTCTTCTTTTTGCTTTCGGAGCAATTCCAGCCGATAGTTCAGCGCATCCAACTGCTGTGCCGATTCATCGACCGCCCCTTGCCCGAGCAGTCCGCCCGTAACCGACGAGATTGCCCTGGCGTTCTCCATCTTGTGCTCGACTTCCTCGATCCGCTTGATGGTCCGGAGGATGTCGGCATCGAGCCCGGTGCCGAACGCCGCTTGAATCTCTTGTTGCCAGAACTTCAGCGCCGATCCGGTGCGCTCGGTGAAGCTTTCCAACAGGCTCGTCATGGTCCGAATCGCGCCGGCCACAGCTTCCGTGTTTACCACCTTGCGCTGGAACTCTTCCCAGGCGTTCCCGAGCCGCGCGAGTTCGTTCGCTGTGCGGTCGAATCGGCCATTGGCGAAGGCCTTATCCAGTTCCGCGCCGAACTTCGGCAGGAAGTCATCGGCCATGACTTGGCCTTTTTGCAGCATCTCGTCGAGCTGCGCCGTGGTGACGCCCATCGCCCGTGCGGCGATCTGGAACGCGCCCGGCAAGCGCTCACCCAGCTGGCCCCGCAATTCCTCGGCGGAGACCTTGCCTTTTGACATGATCTGAGACACCGCCAACATCGCCCCGTTGAGCTCGTCCGTGCTCATACCCAGCTGAGCGCCCGCATTGGCGAGCGATTCGAATACCCGCCGGCTGGCCGCGCCTTCGAGCGCCGTGCCTTTGGCGGAGGCGGCGAACTTGGCGAAGGCCTCGGCGGTCGAGTTGAAATCGACGCCGAGCTTATCGGCAATCCCGTCGATGAATTCGAAATTCCGGCCGGCCTGCTGCGCCCCGCCCGAGGCGGCTTCCATCATCGTTCTCAGCCGATCGATTTCCTTGGCGGCTGAAACCACGCCGCTCGTCAACGCTGCCGCCGAGAAGCCGGCGAAGATCCCGGCCAAGGCGTTCTTGACGGATTTCGCCGCGCTTTCGATATCCCCAAAGCCTTGCTGCGTGATCGTCCGAACCCGCCGCATGTCGGATTGCAGTCGCGCCACATTGGCGGCGATATCGACGGTTAAAGTGCCTGCACTAGCCATGTTGGTGTATCAACGCAAGGTGGTCACGGATGGCAAAGAGTTGATAAAGCAATTGCTCGACGTTCTCGATTCGGAGCAGGGCGACGATAACGGGCAGCGCCGCCCAATCGATTTGAGAGCCCATGAGGTTCCAGGCGCGTACCGCCAAATCCGCGCCATCCGGGGGTGCGCCTGGTTGAAGATGCGGAACCGCCTTTGCAAGGTTCACAGCCTCCAACCAGGCTGTCAGTTTTTTGGCGCGTCTTCCCGAACGGCCTTGGCCGTCTCGATCAGCCGGACGATTTCCGAGGAAAGAAGCCCGAGGATATCGGGCCGGTTCGAGAGCCAGAGCTTTGCCAGGACGGGCGAGAACGGAACCGGCTTCTCTTCGCCGTCCGGCTTGATGGCCTTCTCCGTGACGCCCTCCCAGCCGTAGACGTAACTCGGAAGGTCCGCCATCGCGAACGAATAGCCATGCCGAATCTGGTTATCCAGCAATTCGGCATCGGTCGGGCGACGGACGAGGAAGCGAGCGCCGTCATGTTCGACGGCACCCTCCATGTTCTTGCGAAGCGCTTCGATCAGGGATTGCATGGGTTGTTTTGTTCTCTTAAATGCGCCCAACGGGTGCCGTGTTTTATGCTGCTCACCGTGGCCGGGCTGACGTTGAATTCGCGTGAAATGTCAGCGCCTTTCTCACCGGAAGAAAGCTTCTGTTTGATCAATAGGGCGTCCGCCTCGGTCAGTTTTGCCTGAAAGTTCCCCGCGCCAAATTGGTTTTTCCATCTTCCAGACAACCGATTGGCTTTGGATACCCTGGCGCGCGTCTCCGCGGATCGCCTGATTCCAGTCAGTGCGGCAGATAACTTCACCCGCGCCTGAGGCGTAATGACGCGGCCCTTCATGACCGCAGACATATATGCGCGATGTTCAGAAGTATGCTTCCATCCAAGCCCCTTCCCTTTCCTGCCGAGGCTAATCTTGGCTTTCGTTTCAGCGCTTCGCTTGGCCCCGAAATGGCTACCCGCAATGCGGAGCACGTTGTAAGACATAAGATGAGCTGGGGCGATATCAAAAAACCGCTGCTCATAAAACAGTAAGTGCTCTTTAGCGCAAAGCATGAGCCTTCGGAATTCAAAGGCCGTTTCTCCGTAACGATTAAACGACCGCTGTAGCTTTTGGCTATGATGCTTCCCTTTTCGTAGCGATTGGAAGTGCTTTGATTTCCGGTTAACAAGGTTGGTTGCGCTGCCGATGTAACCTTTCCCCGTTACCACGTTAAACAAGCAGTAAATACCTGATTTTACGTATTTCATGGCGAGTGTATTTGTTAAATATACACCCTCCATCACTACATTCTTACGAGCTGTAATAGAGCACATCTTTCTTGGGCGTAAACGACGTGGTTGCCGTCGCTACCGCATTGGTCTGCATGTCGAACCCGGAGCCACCCGAGACGTTGGCGTTGAAGATCGCCTTCAGGCCGCTCGACCAGGTAATGCGGAAGACGCGCGCCGTGTTGGCTTTGGTTGCGACCCGGATTTCCGCCTCGGCCGCGCCGGTCGGGTTGAAGAGCCCGGTGATCTGGCCATCGGGCGATTCCGGGAGGCCGTAGGTGCTCTGCTTGGTCTTGTCCAAGAGCGTCGTCGTGTCGAGCTTCGCGGGCGCCGGGTTCGGCATCGTGAATTGCTGCGCCGAGTCCATCGTGTGGAACGCGGTCACTTTATAGGCATCGCCGCTGGTCCACGTGCTGTAATCGGTCGTGTCGAGCCCTTCGAGCTCGAACGTGTTGGCCGTGACGTTGGCTACCCGGACGGCTTGCCCGTCCAGCTCGACCATGCCGCCCGAGACCGAAAAAACGACCACATCGCCGTTGGCGAGTCCGTGCGCCGCGGAGGTCGCCACGCCGGGATTCGCCTTGGTCAGGCCGGTCACCGGCAAGGCCGAGCCGAGCGTCGATTCGATTTCTACTTTTACGTTCGTGCCTACAATGGGGGTCGCCATGTCTGATCCTCGTCAGTCGGTTTGCCAAAGGGTGTAAACGAGCCCGTAGAGGTGCAGTCCGGTTTCAGGGTCGAACTGGTCTCCGGGCTCCTCGGACAGGAATTTGTTTTTGATCGTGGTGTCGGCGTCCATCGTGGTTTTGATGGATTGCGCCGTGGATCGCGCGTCTTGGAAGCTCTCGGCTACTGCCGTGAGCGTCACGGCCACTTGGGTCGTGTTCGTGCGCCCTCCCAGCGTGTTGATGGGCGTCCGCGATGACTGGTAAACGATTGCCGGCAGCGGCTGGCCTTGCTCGATCTTGTTCGGGTAGAGCCTGCCGCCTGCAACGCCCGCGAGCGCCGTTTTCAGGAGCGTTTCGATGTCAGCCACGGTATTCCTGCTTGATTTGCTGGGCCAAAGATTGGCGCATGGCGTCCAGCGCTTGCGTCGCCTTGCGCTCCAGGGATGGCTTGAGGAACGGTTTGGCCGGTGCGCCCGGATGCTTTACCGATTTCGTGAAAACGCTTTTGCCGCCCACCGAGAACGCCAGTGCGCCGCGCTTCCCCTTATTCATGACCTTGCGCCGCGCGACGATCGCGTGCGCCTTGGTGCCGAACTCGACGAACCGGCCATAAAAGGCATCACCCGCCACTTTGTACTTCTTCCCTGCGCGGCCCGCCCTTCTGTTTTTGGCGGAATCTGCGAAGGTCTGCGTTTTGGTCTTGATGCCGATGGACACCCGCGCCGCCGCCCCGCGTTTTCTGGCCCCGCGAACGACGATGTTTCGCTTGAGCGTGCCGGTGTCGCTCGGGGCCTCGGCTTTGGCCTCGGTCTGGATGACCTTGGCCGCTGCGCGGAGGGATTTCGTCAGCATCTTTTTCTGGAGCTTCGGCGCGAACTCGCGGAGTTTCTTGTCCAGTTCGGCGAGGCCTTCGACTTTGATGGAGATATCCATGGGCAATAAAAAACCGGCTCGGGGCCGGTTTCATGATGGGGTTGTTCGGTGCTATTTCACGGGCACTACGTCGTCATTGGTTCGGCATGCCGTGAGCGCTAAGAGAAAAAACCATGTCGGCACTCTCATATTAACTCTCCGGATTACGTTCTACACACATCAACACCAGTTCGTTATCCCGCTCGCCGGTATTGATCGGCGGTGCCGTCAGTTCAAAAAAACGCGCCCCGTATTTGAGGCGCATTGCCGCAGTGACGCCGGCCCGGTAGCGAATTCGGATGCGGTGCGTGGCTTCCGCGTTGACTTGCTGCGCCGAGAAAAACTCGCGGCCTTGGATGGGCTCGATGGAGGCCCACACATCCGCGACATCGGTCCATGTGGATCCGGTCGCGCCGTAGCTGTCCGCTGAGGCGGACGGCGCTTGCAGGGTGACGCGCTTGGTCAGCTGGCCGTAGCGCATCAGCCCTTGGCCCACTTGAGGAGCTCTGAAAAGAGCGCGCCGACGATGCCGCTGACGAACATCAGCGTCGTCACGATCCCGACGCCGCGGTCTTTGACGCCCATCAGGTCGTCGATTTTTTTGTTCACATCGCGGAAACCGTCTTCTTGTTGACGCTTCATGTCGCACATGGCTTTTTCCATCATGTCGGCTTTGGCCATGAGTTGACCGAGCAAGCGTTCATCTGCCGGCATGCTCCACCTTCGGTTGGGTGCTATCGATAATGGCTTCTAGCGATTCCGCGTATTCCCGGCGCAGCCGATCCCGCGCATAGGCGCGGCGATAAACATCGGCCGGCATAGCCATCCATTCCTCGGCGGTGATATGCGGCAAAACCGGCCGCTCCGGCCGGCTGAGAGGCTGCATCACGTAGCGCACCTCAACGGCCGGCGTGCAGGCGCTACCAATCAGTGTCAAACTGACTGCGATCGCCGTTCTGAATCGCTGCTTCATCGGTTCTTTGCCTTTCACGTTGCTGAACCTCCAGTGCGCGCACCAGCTCGGCGGTGTGTTGTTGTGCTTCAACAGTCAGTTCGGCCGCCCGCGCCCGTTCGGATTGGCGGAGCGCTGCGGCCTCGGCGGTCCTCGCCCGCGCCTTGTAGATTTGCAGGGCGACGAGAAGGCCGAGAATGACGGTCAAGATGGCCAGCGCACCGTAAATCATGGCCGTAACTGGTTCGGCAGGATGAAGTTTAGGGCCGCGGCCGCGTAGAGAATCGCCTCGATCTGCTCGGGCGTCAGATGAACACCGGCCAGCGCCACCACCAAGAACAACGCGGCTTTAGCCGTGTTGTATTCACGAAATCGATTGACGAGGTACTGTTTCATGCCTTGGCCCCCAGCGTTCCAACCGCTTCGGCGGTTTCGATGCCAGCGGGTTGCAAGATCTGCACCGGGCGGCCGAATTTCTGGCTGAGCCGTTCCTGTTCGCGGGCCAGCTCGGCTTCTTCGATCTTCTTGGACAGCGCAGCATTCAATTCGCGCTGCTTCTCGCGGATGGCCTGTTTCTCGGCATCCAGTTCACGGTTCGCAGCCTCGAGCTGCTCGATGGTCATGGTTTCGAAATTCATGGTTACCTCGGCGAGTGCTGAATGATGGCCGGCGTGCCGACCTGCTCCTGGCTTTTGATGCCGCCCGGCATGTAGCGGCGAAGGTCGCTATCCCAGGCGGCGATCTTGGCGGCTTCACCCTGGATGGTCGGGTGATTGGTCAATCCGATCGGGAAGCCGGCTCGTAGCAGGATGGCGTGATCCATGGCGATGGCTTCGGCCTTGGCCCATTCTTCGGCCCGTTTCGCCTGAGCGCGAATGGCATTCGCCAGAGCGAGCGCCTTTTGCCATGGCATGTCGGCAATCAGCTTGCCGTCCACGACCAGTTGCACGCGGTCGTAATCCTGTCGAACCGTGCCGCGTCTCATAGTTTGAAAATCTTGTTCGAGCCGCTGTCCCAGGTCACTGTGATGTCGCCGCCGTTCGGGGTGACCGGGAGCCCGGTCGCCGTGTCGATATTGCAAACAAGCCGCGAGGTCGCCTCGACGCCGGTATCCTTGTAGACGTCGATCGATTCGGACACATCGCCAGTGACGGCCGAAAGAGTGACATCGGCCGCATCGGCTACGCCCGCCGTCACGGTTTTGGATGCAAATGCGCCGGACGTTGCTACCCTGGCGGCTGCGGCCCGGTCGTCCAGGTTGTCGTCCACGGCCAAATCGATTGTGTCGTCCGCTTCGTCGATCAACACCAGTTTGATCGTGTCCGTGTCCCAATCGATCGAGCCATCAAGGAAACCTTCTCTTCCTTTATCGTAAAGGGAATTTGCCATCGTCAGCTCCGGCGTTTCGTTGCAAGTAATTTGGATTGCCAATTGGCGGTAAGCCCGCCGCCCGTGGCCGTGATGTGGGCCGTGTAGGTTTTGCCTTCGGTCAGCGCTAGGTCGTATTCCAAGAGGCCCCGATATTTGCCGTTCGACGCGGCGACGTAGGCCAACGTCAGCGGCCAGGTCTGGCCCGTAACAGGGTTTCCGGACGAATCCTTGAGCGTGCAGACGACCGCGGCGTCATTGACGTAGGCGGACGTGGCGCCATTCTGCAGCCCGTCCAGCTCGAGATAGCTGTCGTTATCGATGTAGAGTTCCATCAGTGCACCGTGTTGGTGTCTACCGTGCCGTCCAGCGCTACGACCAATCGCACGTCGCCGCCGAGCGCCAACCGCGTCGAGATTTCGGCCTGTAGCCAGCCGATGATCTCGGAGCCGCCGACGAGCGTGACGGCGCCGAACGCCTCGGCGCCGGTGATGCCGCTCGGCGAGATGACGGCAACGCCCGGGATGACGATCGAGCCGCCGTGAGCCTCGCCGCTCGAAATGCCGTCCGGGAGGATCACGGTCAGCGTCGTGACCGTGGCCGCGCCTACGGCTTCCGCGCTCGCGATGCCGGCCGGGGCAACGTTGACGCCGCCGACCGAGAGCGTGAGCGAGCCGAATTGTTCCGCGCTGCCGATGCCGCTCGGCTGGATGCTGAGTCCGCCGACCGAGAGCGTGGTTGAGCCGTGCGCTTCAGCCGATGCGATGCCCGATGGCGAGACCGACACGCCGCCCGGTGAGACGCTGGTCGAGCCGTGGGACTCGCCGCTTTGAATGCCGGCCGGCGAAATCGTCAGCGCGCCGGTTTGCACGGTCGTGGACCCGTGCGCCTCGCCCGAGCCAATGCCCGATGGCGAGATCGCCACCGCGCCGGGCGCGAGGACCGTCGCGCCGAAGGTCTCGGCGGAGGCGATGCCGGTCACCGTGAGCGTTAGAGCCCCCACCGATACGGCCGTCGCGCCGTGGGATTCGGACGACGCAATCCCGGAGGGCGAAACGGAAACCGGACCCGTTATGATCGATGCGCTTCCGAAGGCTTCTGCCGAGGCGATGCCGCTCGGCGTCAGCGTGGTTCCGCCGCTTGCTGCACTCGGAACCTCCGAGATCGCCATTTCGGATATCGCGCTATGGCCGAGCATTACCAGGTAATCGCGGAAATAGCGGTAAGCGCGGTTTCCAGTCCATCGCTGAGCGTGATCGCTTTAACCTGATTGCTCAGTAGCTCATACTGGTTTTGATTGTTGATAACATGATCGGCAACATCAGAGCCAGCCTCAATCATTTGTGCCGCGGTATGTTCGCGCCGCGCCCATACGCCGTGTGCATCAGCGCACAGGAACTTGTATGGAGCCTTCGCGGCTCCAAAAATCTGCGCCCTCAGAGCCTGCGCCATGATGTTCGACTGGTTTTTTAGGTCTGTCGGGTACCTGTGCGGACCTCCTAGCGCATCAGATTGTGCCCCTGCAACAATCGATTTTTCACATTCTGCTCGCAGGTATTCGATATGGTTTGCCTGTGCCGCCGCTAGCGTCTCGGCATCGGTCGCGAGCCGCGAGCCGGTGCCATCGAAATCGACGCGATACGAGCCGTCGCCTAGATCGGCAACGCCAACAGCGCCATCAATGATCTGAGTTAAATACGTGATCACAGCTAGGACTCCAATGTTGCCCGCATCGACGCCTCATAGAACTGATCGCCGCCCGAGTGCGACTGCTCGATCACATACGCGCTGTGCGCACCGATCAATGCGGCCTCATGCGATACGCCGCCGGCCGAGGCTCCAGCCGAACTGCCGTAAAACTGGAAAATCGAACCCACAGCGGAGCCGTCGAGCGCGATTTTGGTGACCGCATTCGGCGCGGCGGCTTCGCGTCCTTGCCTAGAAAATAGGTACAAATCAACGATTGAGGTCAGCCCCGTAATCCACTTGATCTCGGTGTCGGCCTGACTGTTGTTCCACGGCCGTTCGGCGCTGCTCGTGTACGTGTGTTGGGTCGTCCCTTGTTTGTACGCGGACCTAAATACCCGGTTGTACATGTTCCAGAGATACCGGCACGCCGCCGCATCGGCCGTCTCGGTCGTGCTCGTGCTGCGAAATGTGCCGAGATAGAGCCGCGTTTTGTCGCCCGATTTGCAGAGCCGTCCGTCCTGGATTGTGATCGACGTCGCGCGGGTCGTGTCGTCAGTCCAGGCGAGCTTTTCGAGCGCCAGAGCGCCCGCATTGAGATAGGCAAATACATCGTAGTTCGCGCCGCTCGTCACGGTTCCGAGCGCCAGCGATGTCTCGCTAAACTCAGTCGGCACCCAGCGGTAGCCGTCCCACAGGTTGATGATGTTGTGCAGGTACGGCGTGTAATAAACCGTGGTCGCGCCGGTCACGTCCGAGGTCGTCACCGGTGTGCCGCTGGTGAGCGTCAACCGTCCACCAGGAATGACGGACTGTTGAGCGAATAGCGAGCTCTGAGCAATCGCCGCCGGAAAATCGATCCAGACCGTCACATCGCCGCCGCCCGAGAAATCAACCGCGTTGCCGCTGTTCGAGCTGGCTAAAACGGAGGTACGGGCCAGCGTGTCCGGCGTACCTGCCGTAAATGTGCCGAAGCCGATCTCCCAATCGGTGCCGTTGGTCGCGGTATAACCAACCACATCATTCGTCGCGAGCACGCTGTCGAATGAGCGGAAGCCGGTCGCGCCGGAGTCGGGCAGGTTAAATACTGTCGCGCCGTTAGGTTTGTTTGATGCGACTTCCTTGACGCGGTCGACGAATTTGAGCGACATAAATTATGCAAACCTCAAAATCCGATACGGCCAGAGCAGCGCCTTGGCCTGCTCCGATAGGGCCGCTCCGGGCGTTTCGTAGCTGTTCGCCACCATCATCTTGAGCGCCAGCTTGATCGTTTCCGGGGCGTCCTCGGGAGTGCCGTAGCCGGCCACGAAGCGGATCGTCACGGCGTTCGCCTGGCCGCGGACGCTGGGCCACGATTGCCCATAGGCCAGCCGCACGAGACCGGGTTCCGCCGCGGTGTCGACCGAATAAACGGACGACGACAGCGTTTGCTGAACGCCGTCCGAGTCGATGTACTTAATCGAGGTGATGGATTGCAGCTTCGGGAGCGGGATTTCCATCTCGTCCTCGAAATTGTCCCGGAAGTAGTCCCAGGTCTGCGTCACCAGCGCCCGCTCCAAAAACGATTCGGCTTCGATCCGGGCGGCCGTGATGAGCCCCAGGATCAGCCCGTCATGCCCGGTCTGGTCGGCATCGATCCGCAGCCATTCCTTGGCCTCTTCGAGCATCAAGGGCTCGGATCCGGGCGCGGCGACGAGAGTTTTAGGCATTGCGGCTCCGTTTCGGCTTGACGGTCACAGCCGTTTCAGCCTGTTCCATGGTCGCCGTTTCGATCGCCTTGACCGCGACCGGCCCGGCATAGTCCGGTATCAGCGCCTCAGCCTGCTCTTCGGTTAAGTCGACCGTAGAGCCTGCCGAAAACGCGCCGAGAGGACCGGCGTAGGTCGTTTTGAGCTTGACCCTCATGCGATCACCACATGGAACGCGCCGGTCTTGGTATTGCCGCCCTGCGCAATGACGATCTTGATCCGGTCTTTCGCCACGGCAATCGGCGCATTCACCGCCGTGCCAGCCGCCGCATAAAGCGAAGCCGCGCCCGCCGTGCTATGGGTCGCTTGGCGCGGCGCCCGGCTGGTGCTGGCGTTGATGTTGCTTTCCGACCAGATGGTTTCGCCGGTCGCCTCCGCCGTGATGGTGACATCGACGCCATCGTCAAAGTCCGTTTTGACGTAATGAATCGCCGAGATTTTGCCGGTGACGACGGGCGTGTAACCCGTCGCCGCGCCGCTCTCGTCGGTCGTCAGGGTGACGACATGCCGTTCAATGTGGCTCATGTCAGTTCGCCGCGACGATGCCAACGCCCTCTAACGCCGCTTCGACTTCCGCGAGACGGGTTTGCAGGTTCTTGATCACATACAGAAGCGTGATGGCTTCCTGGGCGCTCGCGAACCCATAGGGCGACGTGTTGGTGATGGCGGCAATGGCATAGTCCGGCGTGCCCTCGGCATCCGCCGGCGTGATCGTGGTCAGCTGCGCCGTTAAGGCTGCGGCTTGCGTGCCGGCGGCCGTAATCGCACCACCGCTTTCGATGTTAATCTCACCCCCGGACGCGACGACCAACTGGTCGCCGTCCGCGTTCTTATAGACCTTCGGCTGATAAGTTGCGTCAGTCATGGCTTACGCGGTCCCTTCCGCCGGAGAAATATGGGTTTCGCCCGATACGTTGGTGCCGTGCGTGGTCGGGGCCAAATGCGTGCAGTACTGGATATATTCCGCACTGGCTACCACGGCGTTCTGTGTCCCGCGATCCACCACCAGACGCACATACCTCTCGCGAGGCTTGTAAAGATCAATGTAAAACGTTTTGTCGTCGTCGGTGTCGGCGATGGTCTGCGCCGTTCCGGCCAGGTCCGCCATGGTACCGGCCCCGGAGTCGGTGTCCTGCTGGGCCTTGATCGAGGTGACGGCGCCGCTGGTGATCGCCCCAAAGCGGACGACCATCAAGACGCCATCGAAGCCCTGCATGTCCAGGGTCGCGCCGTTGATGTCCGACGTTCCGGCCGCGCCCGCGGTCGGCGTGATCGCCGAGCTGATTTTGACGTGTTTGCTGAGATTCATGGTCTTGATCTCCTGGGGACTTGGGGTTACGCCAATGTGACGCGAACGAACGCCTCGGCCAAGGTCGGCTGACCGTCCGATTCCATCCGGCCGATGAGGCCAACTTGGTTAGTCTCGGCGTACAGCTCAACCAGGCGCTGCACCTGCATGTCGAGCGCATCGGCGATCCAATAGTTCGAGAAATCGCCGAACAGCCCGACATACAGCCCGGTCGTGAACGTGTTTGGCGCGTACTCGCTCATCATGAACGGACGGCTCAACAGCGTATCCGGCTCGCCTTCGCGCACCGACTGCCGCCACAAGTATTGGCCTTCGCCGTCTTTGAGCTTGGAAATTTGTTTCAACGCATCCCGATGGAACAGCCAGTCGGCATTTCCCCAATACTGCCCCTTGAGGCTGTATTTAGCCTCGATCAGCCCATCGAACGTGATGCTGGTCGTGGTGTTGCCGGCCGACACATCGCGCGTAGTCGGGATACCGTTGGCGGAGGCGGTGAAAACGCCCAGCGGCTGATTCACGCCATTGCCGGTGAGAAACGCCTTTTCCTGGGTAATGCCGAACTTGTACGCCAAGCGGTCCCGCACCAGCGCTTCGACGCCCGGAACCTTCCGCAGCAGCGTTGCGCTGATCTTGATTCGCTTCGCAACAGGACTCGGGGTCAACGAGCGCTTGCCGAACGCCATGGTCGAATCTTCGTTGCCGGTCGCGAGTTCCGTGGTCCAGTCCGCGTCGGCCGGGTCGGCGTCCAAGGTCGGAACGCCCAGCGAGCCAGCGCTCGGCACCCGGAACTTGGTCGCCCGCTGACGAATGAACACCATGTCGTCGACGTTCTTCAGCAGATCGTTGACCATCTGCTCGGGCATCACCAGGAAGCCGCCGCCGGTGTCGCTATCGGCCTGCAAGGCACGGCGTTCGTCGCCGTCCAGTGCGCTCACGCCACCGGCCAAGAATTTGGCGTAAGCCGCCCGGTATTCCTCGGTCGCCCGCGGGCTCTTCCGCTCGTCGCGGTTCGGTTTGTTGCGCTCGTCCTTTTCGTACTGCTTGCCGGCCAGTTCGCGCTCGAGCTCGATCTGGCGCTCTTCGCGCTCGATCGATTTCCGAAGCTCATCCTGATCGGAAATGGCTTTCTGATAATTGGTTTCCTCTTCAGCGGTCAGGTTCCGCTTTTCGGTCTCGGCCTTGTCGAGGATATCGCGAGCCGTTTTCACCAACCGGCCGCGCTGTTCGCGTAGTTCTCTCAGTTTCTGGGACATGCAATGCCTCCTATGGGCAATAAAAAACCCGCTTCCGCGGGCCGTTGGTTAAAGCGAAATCAGGTCTAATCGTCGTCGCATCAGGGCGATGCGGGATAAATCTGGCGGCTCTTCCGCCTGCCGTGCAGCTTCAAGCGAGCGTGCCGCCACGTCGGTTTGCGGATAGGCGGGATAGGTCACCGGCGACACATCGAACAGTTCGACCTCCAGGAGCGTCCTGAGCCATTCGCCGTCCACCTTCGCCCATTTGTCGCTCAGCGTCCGAAATCCAAACGACATTTGATTGATGTCGCCGCGCCTCATGCTGACGGCCAGGTCGCGTGCAAATTGAGTGTCTGGCGGATCGATCTCGATGGCGAGGCCCTTGCTGTCTTCACTCATCCGAAGCGTGCCGGCCTTGTTGCGGCCCAAAACATAATCAGGATTGTGGTTGAATAGCGCTCGTACATCGGCGCTTTGGATGGTCTTGGCAAACGCCCCCGGCGCAATCCGCTCCCGGAAGCCGCCGAGGTCTTCGCTCGGTAGGTCGAAGACGGCCGCGTGACCGCGGATCAAAGGCGTATCACCGCCGTCGACGCGAAGCTCGTCGGCGAAGTAGGTGCGGCGTTCAAGCTTGGGCTGGGTCATTTTTGGGTTCCTGCTGTCCAACCTTATCGGCTGAAATCATATTCATGGGACTTAGATACGTTTGGCCTTGACCATCCGGCAGCGGGTTCTGGTTCTCCTTGCCCCGGATCTCGTCCGCGTTGAGCCACCCCCACTGCCGCCCGATCGCGTAGGCTTTATAGCGCTGTTCGATGTTGGCTCTAAGGAGCGCGTCAATCAGGAATTCGGCGAATAGCCAATCCTGTTTCGATTCCGGAATCACATCACGATGAATGGCCTGCTCCCAATTGACCAGCCACGGACCGACGCAATCGGTATAGAACTCCTGGCTTTGCTCTTCGATATTCGAGAACGTCGCTTTTTCGAGATCGCCGATCTTGTGCGGCGGGACGCCGAAGATGCGGGCGATGTCGGTGACTTGGTATTTGCGGGTTTCGAGGAACTGCGCGTCTTCCGAGGTCATCCCGATCTTGTTGAAGGTCATGCCCTCTTCAAGCACGGCCGTGCGGTGCGCGTTCGCCCCACCTGCATAGCGCTTTTCCCAGGATTCGCGCAGTGTTTTGGCCGCGTCTGCAGAAATTCGCCCAGGATGTTGCAACACGCCGCCGACTTGAGCGCCATTTGAAAACAACCGTGCGCCGTGCTCTTCGGTCGCCATGGCGAGGCCGATCGATTCCCGGTGCAGCTTAATCGGCGACTGAGGCTCCAGAATGTCGCTGTCGAGCGCCTTAATCCTGAGCATTTCCTCTTGCAGGATGACACGCGACGGACCATCCAGCGGCTGATAGTGATAGGCGATCGTGTCGTCCGGAGCCCAGAACGGCGTGATCCGATCCGGATGCCGCGGGATGAGCTCGTCTTTCCCACCCGGCGTCGAAACGATCTCGGCGCATCCGTGCCCGCGAAGCAGGGTATGCGCCGTCACCATTCGGCGGAACTCGAACGCGGTCTGCCAGCGGTTCGGCCGGGTATGGAGCACGCGATAGAGCGATTCTTCCGGTGCCCGCTCCTTACTTCCGTCCGGATTCCGACGATAAAGCAGTAACGGCAACATGGCCACGGCATTCGAAATGACGCGCACGCAGGCATAGACCGCCGACACCCGCATGGCGGTGTCCGGCGTCACAATCGCGCCGCTCGCGGTGTTCGTGGTTCCGCCCCACCATTCGGCCACCGCCGGGTCGCGCGGATGCGCGGAACCGGTACGGCTGGAGCGCCGTTCGAACATGCCGGACAAAATGCCCATCAGCCGCGCGCCCGCAGGATGGCGATCACCAGAACGATGGCCCCATCCGCGATGTAGGCCGAAGGCGGATACACCTGCCACAGCCCGTAACCGAGGGCGGAAAGCCCAATGGCGGCTAGAAGGTCGTTCGAGTCGGGTTTCACAGGAAAATGAGCTCTCGTTTTTCGTAGATGCTGTCGCCAGATTCTTCCCGGTTCATCGTCCGTCCGCAGCCCATCACCATAGCCACCGCGCCGTCGATGCGGCCCGTGCTGTGCTTTTTCGAGAATTTCTTGTTCTTGGCATCATCTTCGACGACTTTGACGTTCGCAACGCACATGGTCAGCACGGGGTTGTTCGGGTGGACCACCTGGCCCAGCATCAAGCGGCTTTCGGTTTCCAGAATTGCGGGGCTCATGTCCTTGTAGCCCTGGCCGAATTCCACCAGATTGGGCAGTTGCACTTCTTTCCGCTCGGCTTCGGCCAGGAGCTGCTTGATCTGGTAGCGGTCATAGCCGGAATCCTGAAAGTCGAATATCGACGCCAATTCCGCTAACCTTTCGGCCACCTTGAGCTTGTCGATGGCCGCGCCTTCGGTCAGCTCGATGTAGCCTTCGCGCGCCCAGACGTCGTACGGCACGCGGTCTTTTTCGACGCGCTTGGCGAGGCCGTCGCCCGGCAGCCAGAAAAACGGCACCAGATGCCAGGGCTCGCCCTCTTCGATCGGCTCGATCCACAGGACCGCCGCCGTCAGGTCGTTGACGGCGGAGAGGTCGAGTCCGCCCCAGGCTCTCCGGCCGGCGAGGCTCCGCCAGTCGTAGGCGCGGCCCGCTCCGAGCCAGATGTCGGGACCGATCCAGTTGACGGCGCCATCGTCGACCCACTGGCAAAAGTTGAGCCGCCGGACGGTCGCCTCGGCACTCGGCATGCCGCGGGCTTCGCGGACCTGTTTTTCGAGGTATTCGTACCCCGGAATCGCCGGGAGGCTCGGATTGGTTTTGATCCAGAGCGCAGGGTCTTCGAACGGGTCCTCTTCGGTCTTGCCGTCCGGCAGGAGGTCGTTGGCGCAGATGTAGGCGAAGAAGGAATCGTCTTCGCGCATGCCGGCGCAGACCTGAGCGCCGTAATCGTGATATTCCCGGCAGACCGAGTGCCGGTCGCGGCCGGAGTTGGTGATCATGAGGATCAAGGGCTGCCGGCGTGATTTCTGGCCGGCGCCGAGCATCCGGATCACGTAGCCGTCTTTGTGCTCGTGGACCTCATCGACCAATGAGATGTGCGGCCTTGGCCCCGACTGCCCGTCGTCGGCCGAGATCGGCCGGAAGAAACTGGCCTGCTCGAGATAGGCGAGGTTCCAGGCCTTTTCGCCAACCCCCGAGACGCGGATCCGGCTCGCAAGGTGCGGCGAGGCCGCGACCATCCGGACGGCGTCCCGAAAGAGAATCATCGCCTGGTCTTTTTTCGTCGCGGCGGCGTAGATCTCAGCACCGAATTCGTTATCGGCGACGAGGCCGTAAATGCCGATGCCGCCCGCCAATGGCGATTTTCCAGAGCCCTTCGCGGTTTCGATGTAGGCGGTACGATATCGGCGGCGACCGTCCGATAGCTTCCAGCCGAACAGGCTGCCGATGATGAAGCACTGCCAGCCGTGCGGGTCGAACGGGACGTGGTTTCCGTCGTCGTCGAGGACGTCCGGCAGGTAGAGGACGTGCCGGAAAAAGCCGATCGCGTAGTCGGCGGCTTCGAGGTCGAAATAGAGCCCTCGTTCGTGGCCGGTTTCGAGGTCTCGGAGATGCCGAGCGCACGCCGCACGAACATGAGGCCCCGCGATAAGCCGGCCTTCGACCACAGCCCGCGCATACTCGGTCGCCTCGTCAACCGGCGCGGCGGAAATATCGGTCGGCGGGGCTTGCAGGGCCTGGGCTGTCATGGTCGTCGGGGAGATTCTCGAACAGGTCGATCTGCGGCGTGGCCACCAGGCGCGAACGGCTCGAGGGGCTCATGCCGAATTCGGCGGCGAATTTCATCATGCGCTCGTAAGCGCGGTTCCGGATCTGCACCCAGACCGACATCTGTTGGTAGCCGTTCGGCGTGTAGCCGACGAGGCCCGCCTCGCCTTTCGGATCGGCCTTGTTCAACTCTGTGATTTTCCGCTCGCACTGGACGACTTCGGACCAGGCGGCGCAGTAGCCGGACAGGGCCGCGCGATCGATCTGCGACACGAGGCCGAGCTTGTAGAGCTCGGCCGTGATCCGCTTCCACTCGCCGACCGCTTCTTTGTCGAGATGCCTAGGCGGTTTCGGGATCTCCGTCGTCGGCTGGACCACGTCCCGGAGCTGATGCGCCGGGATTTTGCTCGGGTTGCCCTTCAGGAGATGGACGTTCTTCGGCAGCGGCGCCGGGCCCGGTTTAGCCATGGCCCATCACTCCCGAGGTATACCCCCCCCTGCCATCTCCCGCCGCTGCACGCAAAATGACAAGGCCGGTCTTTAGGCGAAAAGCGGTAGAGATTTGGCCCCCCCCTACCCCCTGAACCAGGGATGGTTCGGATCCATCGGCATGCCGCTCGCATCGCACCCCGCCACAACGCCGCTCTTCTCGAAGCGCTGCTTGTGACTGTCGTGACACGTCTTGCATAACGATTGATGGTTCGAAGGATTCCAGAACTTTCGATGATCGCCGCGATGCGGCTCGATATGGTCGACCACCTTCGCCCGCACATGCTTCCCGCGCCTCAGACAGAAGACGCAGAAGGGATGCTCGCCGAGATAGCGCTCGCGATACTTCTGCCAGCGGCTGTCGTATCCTCGTTGGCTGGCGGTCGGTCGAGTCATCGCGCAATAAAAAAGCCCCGCGCGGCTGTCTACCGGGCGAGGCTTGTTTCAGTTTGACAGATTTGTATACCAAAGCGGATGTCCTGTCAAAACTAAATTGAGAAGCCCAGCGATTCCGCCACTTGCGAGCGGCCTGAGCGGACGTAACGCCGGAAACTCGCGACGTCGACCTGCATCCTTAGCGCGTGCTGCTCGTCCGTCACACCGCAGTAGAGCCATTCGGTTTGATACTTCCGCTTCAACGCTTCAGCGACTTTCGACTGACAGTCGCCGATCTTCTTCACCGCCGCATCGATCTTCATGCTCCATGCATCCTCGGCCGCGCTCCCGGTGCCGTCGTACGGCGCCGTCGATCCGATCATCGCGCCCACCGGCCCCAACCGCATAATCCGGCCGGTAATCGTCTCTCCGATCCGGCCGCCATGACTGCCAAGGTTTTCCTCCCTGCGCCAATCGCCCCACCGGTACAGCAAATCATCCAGATCAGCGCGCACATTCGACCGAATTTTCATTACTGCTGCCATAAATCCCCCGAAAAGCTAGGTTGTCTTGGTCGTCTTGTAGGTTGTCTTGTGCATAACCCTCTGATTCTTAACACATAAGACAACCAAGACAACCAAGACAACCATATCTACACACACAAGAAACATCTCACCCTTACTCATCCGCACGTCACGCGCGCGTATACGCGCGCAAGGTTGTCTTGGTTGTCTTGGTTGTCTTGTCAGCGCCTGGCGCGGCTTCCAGAGGAGACAACGTGTAAGACGACCTGTAGGTTGTCTTGTCAAAGGCGCAAACCTACCCATCGGGCGCCTTTTTCGGGCGCACGTAGACCCGCGTTTGCTTGTTCTTGCCCTCGCCCGCCGGCACATAGGCCCGGCCCTGCCCCCATCCGAGCTTTTGCATGATCGGCGCGATCCGCATCTGGTGGCTCTTCTGGATCATGTGGGTCGGCATCTTGATCGCCTCGGTTAGCACGTCGTGCGCCGTCACATGCTCCCGCGTCTGGCTCGACAGCCAATCATCGATCACCGACTCCCAGGCGTCCGCCTGCATGCGCGCATCCTGCTCCGCCTCGAACAACGGCGCGTTGGCCCGGTCGATCCACCACGGCTCGCCCTCTCGGTAGCGGTGATAAGCTTCCGCCCAGAGCTGATCCCGATTGTCCCGGATCGCCTCGATCTCGATATGCTCGCAACTCACCGGCCAATAGCGGGTATTCCCCGAATAATCCTTGAAATACTCGTGCTGGTTCGTCGAGCCCATGAAGACGCACTGCCTGGGGAAATCCTGCGCAAACCGCCCATACGACGGTCGATAGCGGTCGCGCCGCTGGCTGAAAAAGCTCTTGGCGGTCGTCGATTCCGCCTTGTTGAACGCATCCATCTCCGCCAGCTCCACGCACCAGCAGCCGTGAATGTTCTGATAGGCATCCTTATCGCCGAGCAGGATCGGCGCATCGGAAAACCACTCGCCGAACAGCGCCTCGATCGAGCTCGACTTCTTGAGCCCCTGGACGCCCTCGAGGATCAAGACGTTGTCCATCTTGCAGCCCGGTTTCATCACGCGCGCCACGGCGCCGATCAAAAATTTCGTGCCGACCTCGGCGAGATAGGTCTCGTTGGCCCTGGAGCCGAGCCAATCGCCCATCCAATGCGCGAGGCGCGGCTCTTTGTCCCAGGTCACGCCGGCGAGGTACCGCCTGACCGGGTGAAACACGTTCGTCTGCGCCACCATCAACGCGACGTCCTGCGCATCCGCCGACGCCGGCGTAAACCCGTATTCATCCGAAATCCACACCCGCAGCCGGGTCGTATCGACGTCCGACCATTCGCCCACCTGCCCATGCGGGAACGGCGGCGGCTTGATCTTCATCAGCCGATAGGAGAATTCGCAATACCCGAGCACCTTCTCCCAGCGCTCATCGTTCTCGAGGATCAGCCGGACATTCCCCAGCGTGGCGCGAATGCCGCCCTTATCGTTCCGCTGAAACGAATCGGTCCACACCGCCGGCCGCGTTCGCTCCGCGCGCGATTCCGACGAGGACGCCCTGGCCGGTTCGTCGGTCGTCGGCGGCGGACCTTCACGGCGCGGCGCGCGTTTCGGTTGCCAGCCGTAATCCTGGGCCAGCTTGAACAGCGTGCCGAGCTTCACGCCCCCGGAATCGCGCCGGAACGACTTCCACGTTCGGCGCTGATCTTTCTCGTTGAACTTGTCCGACAGCCGGCTCCAATTCTCCCAAAGGCCGTACCCGGTCCCGCCCGAATCGAACGCGTGCAGCGCCATGCCCACCTGGAGCCACTCCTCCCGATCCTCCGGCGGAATGTGGCTCAAGGCGTCGGTGATGCGGTCGATCTCATCGTTTTGAGTCGGCGGCGCGGACGAGCGGCTCGCGGGCGGCTCAGTCTTGGGTTGCGCGAAGAAGCGGCTGTGCAGCCAATCGAGCGCCGCCTGCTGCTCGGTCACCTCGGGTGATGCGGTCGACCACCGTTGCCCCGTCACCGTCAGGTAACGCGGCGACGTATAGTCATAGAGCTCGATCCGCTTCTCGACCGTGCCCTTGCCGCAGCGGTGGGGCGAGCCGAAACAGAACACCCGAATCCCCTTGCCCGACGGCGACAGCTCGACATACGAGCCCGAAAAACGGTCGATCACCTCCTGCGCCCAAGGCTCGATCTCGCCATCCTCGTTGATGCACTTATCGAGATCCACGCCGCACAGCCCGTCGCCCTCGGAAAAGGCGAACCCGACCCCGCTATAGCGGTCACTGGACCGAACCGCCCGCGCGGCGATGTCGAACGAAGACCAGGTCGACGGATCGTTCGACTTACCGTTCTGCCCATTCTTGGCCTGATACGGCACCTTGGTCGGCTTCCCGCCGCGACTCTCCAAGCGCCACACCAGCCATTGCGGCCGCTGTACCAGCGCGCCCGGAATCTGCTCCAAAATCAGCATCATGCGAGATCCATCACTCCGAAACGCCGACACGCCGCCAAAAACTGTTCTGGCTTGCCCTTGCCCAGCTTCGTGTTGTAATGGCTTTTCCAGTAGGCCGCGATATCGTCCCAGCAATGCGCCTCGGGCAACGGCGCCGACGCCCGCCGGTAATGCAACCGGCAAAACACCGTCGCGTACCTAAGATCGAACACCAGCCGCTCCGGGTAGAAATGCCCGCCGCCGATGGTCTTTAAGACGCTGTTGTAGCGGTCGGCATCGGCCATCAGATAGTGGGTCACAATGTCGTTGTGCGTCGCGGGCTCCATCTGGTAGACGCCCAGCGCCGGGCCGCCGATCTGGCGAAGCCACTGGCCGCATTCCGATTCGTGGCACGCGGTGCCAAGCACAAGCTGCTCGGCGGCGGGCGAATACATGCCGACCAGCTCCAGCGCCGGGCGTATCACGAGTTCCCGGAGCTGCTTCGGGTTAATGCCATTCATGCGTCCAGCGCCCTCTGCGCATCGACCGTGCGCGCGAACGCCTCCGCCTCGGCACACCAGTTCGCATCGAACCGTTCCTCGACCGAGTACGCGTCGATCGCCGCGAGATCCTCAGCGCTCATCATCTTCGCCACCTTCCCGAAGCCGAAAGACGCCCCGAGACAACCGACAATCGCCGCAATCACCAGTACCACGCTCATAACGCACCTCCCGCCGGTCCATCCGGCCCAAGATAAAGCCCAGGTAAAACATCAATAAAAGCCCCGCGAGCCAACCGAAGAGACTGGCCCAAAACATCTCCGATACCGTCCATCCCGCGCACGTCATACCTTCCTCCGAATCACCCCCGGCCAGCGCCGGTGATAGCGCCACGGCTTGGCGAAATCGCCCTGCAGCCAGCCGGTCAAAAGAATTGCGAGCGCGCCGCCCAGCACCGCAATCCACAACAGCGGCTTAAACAGGCTCGCCATCGTCGTGTCTTTTCGTGTCCTTTTGTGTCGCCAACAACCGGTCGAAAAACCCTTGCACGCCATAGAGATAGTGGTGCACCGCGTGGCGCACCTGCTCCTCGACGCTGCGCGACTCCCGAAAGGCGCTCGACTCCAAGTCCTTGAATACGCAGGGTTTCAGCTCCGTACTGACCGTCACCAATGGCGTGTCGTCTTGTGTCGTTTCGTGTCGTTCGGTCATTTGGTTTCCTGGCGCTGGAGCAATAATCTGACGGCACGTTTACCGAACAGGCTTTCCTCGATGAATAACTCGATCTGGTTCGTAATGGCCCGGCCCTCCGCCTCGGCGTACAACTCCAACGCCTCCCGCGTCGACGGCCGCAATTTCAGATGGATGGTCTTTTCTTCCAGTTTCTCGCGGCGCACATCCATTTACGTACCCTCAAAAAAAGCCCGCGCCCGGCAAGACCCCAAGGCGCGGGTCAGTTCCACTTCGAGAGAAGAACAGAGAGACCGAGTCGAACGGTATTCCCGGGGTATGAACCCAGGCGCGCACCCGCGTCTTTTCGAGGACTCCATCCGCGGTTCAGGCGATGGAAACAGGGCGGAACTCAACGCCGTGCAGCGGGGTGGCTGGGGAAGGAAGGTGCTGCGAGGTGGGATGGCGTTGAGTTCCATAGTCATGCGGCCAACTCATCCGGATAAAGATCTGGTCGCAAGCGGTGCCGAGGCGCTTTACCACCTAGCACTTTCTCGATTTGGTTCACGCATTCAGCGTCAAAATCATTCGCTTTATTGGCGATATAGGATGTCATCGCGCTTTCGATTTTTAGCACGTGCTCAGCAGCAATACGGCGGTTGCCATTCGCCATATGACGAACCATGGGCTCCGATACACCAAGCGCTGTCGCTAAAAACTCACGGAAACCGCGACGCTTATCGCGAGGGAGAACTGAAATGAATTCTTGCAGAGCGTTCATAGGTCACGAAGATACAATCCGTATCCCGCGAAGTCAAGAGGATACATTCCGTGGCGTTGCTGTATCCGATACGCCGCGTATCATTTATGGAATGGCAACGTGGATCGATGTAGCAAAAAAAAGAATGGCCAAGCTCGGCTTAAAGCAAGCCGATCTTACGGATGCGCTTGGCGTAAAAACCCGAGGCGCGGTCGGTCACTACCTAGCTGGCAGACGCGAGCCATCGATTGAACAACTGGCGGCCCTTGCCGCAAAACTTCAGATATCGCTTGGTGATCTCGTCGGGACAGACGGCTCAACGGACTATCCCCGCACAGGCCCAACCGGCGAACCCATAGGGGTCAACGAAACGGCCCCATGCCCCGAAGAGGAATCGGATGTCGACGTTGAGACATTGTCTGAAGCGATTGGACACCTCCAAACCTATTTAGCCCGCCACGACCTTGGCCTATCGCGTACGGATTTCGCCCGCGTACTGATCTTGGTCTACAAGCGGCTGAAGTACGAAAAAAAAGTTAGCGACGTCGATATCGCCCAGGCCCTGACCGAAACGCACGAAGGAGCGTGATATGTCTGAAAACGCCTACACTAAAATCGGTAACGGCACACGCGGCCAGACCGGAGTTGTCGTCTACACGCACGTTTCGGCAGAAGACACCGGCGATCCAACTATTGGGGGACTCTTGAGAAACATTGAAACCATCATCGGCAACATACTTGCTCAGTACCCGCAACAACACCCGGAGCCGCCCGACTCCGAAGTGTCGATCAAACTCAAGGTCGAATGCGTGGAATTTACGCTGGAGCGAAAGACCCGCAACGGAAAGACGGCAAGCGAAACCGTCAACGGCGAGCCAATGAACCCTGAGACAGAAACAGAAACCTCAAAATAGAAGCCAACCCTTTTCTCTTCAACGCAAAAGCCCGCCCCGTGCGGGCTTTTTCATGCCCAATTCTCAAACGATACATTATGTATTGACATCATACATTTTGTATCCTATCTTACCTCTCGCCGGGACGCCAGAAGCCGGTTCACCAAGTCCAGGCCCCGGCTGCTTCCTCCACGCAGCCGGCATTGAAATGCTCTCCGCGCGTTTTTTCACTTTTAACGGTGATACGGTTGAAGCGTGATGGAGAGCATCTCAATGCCATCCGAATAGCCTCTACCCTCCCTTTACAGGCTGGACGTACACCCAGAGGCTATTCGGATGGTAGCTAGAGTGCGAACCATACTCTCTCGACGACAACAACTCGCCACGGACGGCTTCTTTTTGGGAGGAAAGATGGACGACAACGAGCTCAAGCTGATCGAGATCGCCGCCGAAATCGGCCGGACCACCCGACAGCTCGGTCAAGCCTGGATGAACAACGAGCTCAAGCTGATCGAGATCGCCGCCGAAATCGGCGGGATCGCGGAATGCAGCTGCAACTACACGTACATCCTGGCGTTACGCATCGCGGGGACCGGCAAATCGATTGAGGAATTTACGGTCGGCGAATTACTGGCCATGCACCGCGATTGCCGAGCGACCTTTAACCGCAACACCGAACTGGCCTTGAACGCCCTACAACAGGAGACCAACGATGAGACGAAAAGATAACGACCTGCTGAGAGCCGCCACGAAACGGGCGTTCTTAGGACGGGCAAAAAAACCACTCGCCATGGCCGTCGCCGCCGCGCCGCGCGAAATCGCCGCCAACGCCGCGCGCCGCCGCTTCCCGCAGCTCGCCCAGGCCAAGCCGTGAGCGGCGTCACCGTTACCGTCGGCCGGCAACCCTGCTCGACCTGCAACAGCTCAGGGCTGGTTATCCATCCCCAATGGGAACAGTTCTGGCGCGAGAACGCCACCGTCCCCGAGCGGGGCGATACCGGCAAACGCTCGCTCGCCTACTTTCGGGCACTCGGCTTCGAAACGCCGCCCCCCGAAGAAATCGTCTGCGACACCTGCGACGGCCGAGGCCACACCGGCACCGACCGTCCGCTTGACGACGTGATCCAGAATCTCTACGACCTGAACGAGAGCCTGTGCAGCCGGGTCCAGGCGCTCGAAGAACAACTGGCCGGCAACTAGGAGCAACCATGGCACGATCCATCATCCAAACCCTCGGCAACCTCAACGAGGGTCGTTTTATCGGCGACGCCACCGACCAACTGACCGAACTGGTCAAGGCCATCCGGGAGACCGGCAAGGGCGGCAAGTTGACCATCGAACTCGCCGTCAAACCGGCCAGCCGCGGCAACGCGATGGTCATCGCCGGCAAAATCAAGGCGACCCCGCCGAAGATGCCGCCCGCCGAAACCATCATGTTCTCGGACGACGACGGCAACCTGCTGACCGACGATCCCCGTCAGATGAAACTCGACATCCGGAGCGTTCCGGATGTCGCCCCCGACCACGCCAACCTCAAAAACGCATAAGGGAAACCCATGACCGAAACCACCCAAACTACCGCCGCCATGCTCGCCGAGGCCGTTAAACCGACTCGCATCGTCGGCGAAATCGAGGGCTCGCATCACCTCGCACTGCCCCCAGGCTGGACTCACAAAAACATCGACGAATCGGCGCTTTTCAGCCAGCCGCGCCGGAAAAACGCGACGGTATTTCCCGCCGAGCTGGACAGCTTCGTTGACTACGTCAACCGCCACAAAAGCGGTCTGAACACCACGATTTGGTGCCAGGCCGATTTCCAGGAGGGCGACGTGACGTTCACCGCTCTGATCAACGACCACGCGGGAGATCTGCAGGGCCAGCAATGGCGCGATCACAAAGCCGTTTTCGATCCGCGCAAATCGGCCGAGTGGAACATCTGGGACGAACGCGACAAGGAACATTTCAGTCAGATCGACTTCGCGCTCTTCATCGAGGACCGGCTTCAAGATATTGCCCCCGTCGAAGGCCTGCCGACCGGCACCCAAATGCTCGATATGGCCACCAAGTTTGAAGCCCACCAGGACAGCCGTTTCAAGCAGGCGATCCGCCTACAGAGCGGCGGCGTCCAGCTTGAATTCGTCCAGGATGACGACGCCGGCACCGTCGAGCGCATGAAAATCTTCGAACGCTTCGCCATCGGCATCCCCGTCTTCTGGAACGGCCCCGCCTACCGCATCGAAGCGCGCCTCCGCTACCGCGCCAACAGCGGCCGAGTCGTCTTCTGGTACGAACTCATCCGCCCCGACAAGGTGCTCGAAGCCGCGGCCCAGGAGCTGATCGCGACGATCAAGGACAAAACCGCCGTCCCGTTCTTCTTCGGAAACCCCGGCGTTTAACGATTGTAGGGCGGGTTAGGCATCCATGCCTAACCCGCCGAATGAGCCCAGCCATGGCAACAGTGACCAAAAGATACGAATGCGACGTCTGCCTTGAGCGTCACGGCACGGCAAAAGCCGCGATCGAATGCTGCCCGCCGGAGCCGGTACCGATCTACATCTGCTCCTGCGGCCAAGAACACTACGACGACTCCAAGGCGCTCGCCTGCTGCGGGGCCGAGCGCGTCGAAGCCATGGCCACACCGGAAGAACTCGAAGCCGCCGGACAGCAGAGATTAGAGCTATGAAACGACTCCTCCACCGCCTCACCAATCACCTCCCCTGCCGCCTCATTCAGGGCGACAACGGCGAGAAATACCTCGAGCGCTACTTCCTGTTCGCCCTCGGCCCGCGCCAGAATCCCCGGGTGACCGCCTACATCCACCGCTTCGTCGCTTCGGACCCCGAGCGCGGATTTCACGATCACCCCTGGAAATGGGCGATGTCTCTCATTCTCTCCGGGGAATACCTGGAACTGACGCCGCGCGGAGGCGATTTCACGAAATTCCCGGTCGGATCGCACAAAACGCCCGGCTGCATCACGACATTCGGACCCAACCATCAGCACCGGGTCGAACTGGCCGGCGTCGAATGCTGGACCCTTGTCATCCACGGCCGATGGATCCGACCCTGGGGCTTCTACCGCTACGTCTCCGGCTGCACCGCCAACGGCCGCGCCGCGATCGCCTGGTTCTACGAACAATATTCGGACAAATGCACCGCCGGCTGGTGGAAAACGGCGAAGAAGGGAAAAGAGCTGCGCCGCGCGGCTGCCGCGAGCTAACGGATATGACCAAAACTCGAAGAAAAAAACCAAAGACTCGAACCGAGGTGTTAAGTGTCAGGATCACCCGTCGCATGCGTGCTGGAATTGAGCATTTGGCTGATAAATACGAGCTATCGATTTCGGCCATATGCGCCATGGCGATTAGCGAGCTATTCAGAAAAGAAGGCTTAGACCTGGAAAAACTCAATCAGCTCCTTGACGAAAGAACATCATGACGAGCTACGAAGACTTCCTCCGCGCCAAGATCAAGCTCGCCACCTTCGGCGGGTTCGAGATCGACGGCGCCGACATCAACCCGATGCTGAAACCCCATCAGCGCGACATCGTGCAATGGGCCGTGCGTGGCGGCAACCGCGCCGTGTTCGCGGCGTTCGGGCTCGGCAAGACCTTCATGCAGATCGAGATCGCCCGGCTCGTGCAGCAGCGCACCCAGGGCCCCGCGCTCATCGTTTGCCCGCTCGGCGTTCGGCAGGAATTCCGGCGCGACGGCGAAAAACTCGGCGTGCCGTTTCAATTCATCCGCTCGCCGCTCGAGATGACCGCGGGTCACGAGTTCTATCTCACGAACTACGAATCGGTGCGCGACGGCCGACTCGATCCGAACCGCTTCTCGGTCACGAGCCTCGACGAAGCTTCCGTGCTCCGAAGCTACGGCAGCAAGACCTATCAAGAGTTCCTGCCCCTCTTCGATAAGGTGCCGTACAAATACGTCTGCACCGCAACGCCCAGCCCCAACCGCTACAAGGAGCTGATCCACTACGCCGGCTTCCTCGGCATCATGGACACCGGCCAGGCCTTGACCCGCTTTTTTCAGCGCGACAGTACCAAAGCCAACAATCTGACGCTCTATCCCCACAAAGAGCGCGAATTCTGGCTATGGCTCCATAGTTGGGCCATCTTCATCCAGCGCCCGTCCGCCCTCGGCCACTCGGACGCCGGCTACGACCTGCCGCCCCTCAAGGTCATCTATCACGAAGTCGCCACCGATCACGCCGCCGCCGGGACCGAAAAGGACGGTCAGCATCTTTTGTTTAAAGATGCCGCGCTGGGTCTCCGCGATGCCGCCGCCGAAAAACGCGACAGCCTGCCGGCCCGCATCGCCAAGCTGCTCGAGATCGTCAAATCCGATCCGGACAGCCATTACCTCCTGTGGCATGACCTCGAAGCCGAGCGCCACGCGATCAAGAAGGCCTTGCCCGAAGCGGTCGAAGTTTACGGCACCCAGGACCTCGACATCCGCGAACAGCGCATCGTCGATTTCAGCGACGGCAAGTTCAAATACCTGGCCACCAAGCCCGAGATCTCCGGCTCCGGCTGCAACTTCCAGCGCCACTGCCACAAGGCGATCTTCTTAGGGATCGGCTACAAGTTCAACGATTTCATCCAGTCGATCCACCGCATCTACCGGTTTCTGCAAACCAAAGATTGCGAGATCCACATCATCTATTCCGAAGCCGAGCGCGAAATCCTGCGAGCCCTTCAGGAGAAATGGACACGGCACAACGACATGGTCGAGAACATGAGCGAGATCATCAAACAACACGGCCTAAACCACCTCTCGATGCACGACATCCTCGCCCGGACCATCGGCGTCGAGCGCATCGAGGTCAAGGGCGAGCGCTACACCGTCGCCAATAACGACTGCGTGCTCGAAGCCGAGCGCCAACCCGAGAACAGCGTCGACCTGATCGTCACCTCGATCCCGTTCGCCAACCACTACGAGTACAGCCCAAGCTACAACGACTTCGGCCACACCGAGAACAACGATCACTTCTGGGCGCAAATGGATTACCTGACGCCCGAGCTGCTCCGGATCCTGAAGCCCGGCCGGCTCTACTGCTGCCACGTGAAAGACCGCATCCTGTTCGGCAACGTCACCGGCGCCGGCGCGCCCACCGTCTCGCCGTTCCACTGCGAAGCGATCATGCACGGCAAAAAGCACGGCTTCGACTACCTGGGGCTCATCACCATCGTCACCGACGTGGTCCGCGAAAACAACCAGACCTACCGGCTCGGCTGGTCCGAGCAGTGCAAGGACGGCACCAAAATGGGCGTTGGCAGCCCCGAGTACGTCTGCCTGTTCCGGAAACCCCAAACCGACCGCACCCGCGGCTATGCCGACCTCCCGGTCACCAAAGACAAAGCCGAGTACACCCGCGCCCGCTGGCAAGTCGACGCCCACGCCTTCTGGCGATCGAGCGGCAACCGCCTGCCAACCGCCGAAGAGATGGCCGGTTACGGCCCGGACAAGCTCGCCAAGCTCTTCACCGCCTACAGTCTCGAAAACCTCTACGACTACGAGTTTCACGTAAGGATCGGCGAACAGCTCGATGCTCTCGGCGCACTGCCATCCACCTTCATGAGCCTCGCCCCCGGCAGCCACCACCCGGACGTCTGGCACGATGTCAACCGCATGCGGACCCTGAACGGCAACCAGACGCAGAAAGGGCTACAGAACCACGTGTGCCCTTTGCAGTTCGACATTGTTGATAGGCTAATCGTCCGCTACTCGAACCCCGGCGAGCTCGTCTACGACCCCTTCGGCGGACTCTTCACCGTCCCGTACCGCGCCATCCATCTCGGCCGGCGTGGCCAGGCCTCGGAACTCAACACCGGGTATTTCTTCGACGGCGTGCAGTACCTGCAGGCCGCCGAGCGGGAATATCAGATGCCGAGCTTGTTTGATTTTGAACAGGCGGAAGAAGCGGCTTAATCCATCACCAGGAGATCTCATGAACCCACTTTGTATCTACCACCACAACTGCGCCGATGGCTTCGGAGCCGCCTGGGTCGTCCGTAAGCATTTCGGCGCCGATAACGTTGATTTCTATCCTGGCGTTTACCAAGATCCGCCACCGGACGTGACGGGGCGCGACGTCATCCTGGTCGATTTCAGCTATAAGCGGCCAGTTATGGAACAGATCGGCTTATCGGCCAAATCCATCACCATCATCGACCACCACAAGAGCGCCATTGAGGACCTAAAAGACCTCGATACCAAGTGCCCCATCACGACGATCTTCGATCTAAATCACTCCGGCGCGATGCTCGCCTTCAAGTATTTCTTTCCGCAGACGGAGCCTCCAAAGCTCCTGAAACACATCGAAGATCGTGACCTGTGGCGCTTTGAATACGA